TATGTGTAAATACGGTGATTTCTTCTTAAAGCTAGAAGCTTCAGAGAAGTACGGTGTTTATAACGTAATCCCATTTGCAGCATTTAACATAGAAAGACAAGAACACTACGATCTAGAAAATCCAACTGCTGTTAGATTCAGATACGATCCTGATGGTCTATCTGCCGATACTTATGGATATTTTAAGACCCCTGGTCAGCACGATGCTAAATCTATTTACTTTGATAATTACGAAATGGCTCACTTCCGTTTATTAACGGATGTAAACTTCCTACCTTACGGACGGTCTTACATTGAACCTGCTAGAAAATTATTTAAGCAGTATACTTTAATGGAAGATGCGATGTTAGTTCACAGAATTGTGAGAGCTCCTGAGAAGCGTATTTTCTATATGAACGTTGGCGGTATTCCACCATCAGAAGTAGAGAACTTTATGCAGAAGGCAATCTCCAAAATGAAGAGAACTCCTTATATTGACCAGCAAACAGGTGAATATAACCTAAAATACAACATGCAGAACCTTATGGAGGATTTTTATATCCCTATGAGAGGAAATGATACATCAACTAAGATTGAAACCTTAGGAGGATTACAGTATGATGGTATAACGGACGTAAATTACTTAAGAGATAAGTTATTTGCTGCATTAAGAATACCTAAAGCATTCCTTGGTTATGATGAAAAGCTACAAGGAAAGGCTACATTAGCTGCAGAAGATATTCGCTTTGGTAGAACTGTAGAGAAAATACAGAGAATCATGGTTTCTGAGCTATACAAGATAGCATTTGTGCATCTATACATTCAGGGATACAGAGATGAAGCATTAACTAATTTCGAATTATCATTAACCACCCCTTCTATCATTTATGATCAGGAAAGAGTAGCGTTGCTAAAAGAGAAAATGGATCTTGCCAGTCAAATGATGGATTCTCAATTAATTTCTTCTGATTGGATCTATGATAACATCTTCCACTTAAGTCAGGATGAGTATGATGAGATGAGAAGCTTAGTTAGAGAAGATGCTAAACGTAAATTCAGACTATCACAAATTGAAAACGAAGGAAACGATCCTTTAGAATCTGGAGAGACTTACGGAACCCCGCACGATATTGCAACAGCATACGGTAAGGGTAGAGTCTATACTAGACCAGGTAACGTACCTGATGGATATAATGAAGATGAACCAGAAATGGGCCGTCCTCAAGAGAAGGCATCGTTTATCAATGGCACAAACGATCCTTTAGGACAAGATAGACTTGGGAGACAGGCCAATAAGGTGGATGACCAGCAGGGGTACGGTAGAGATAAAACATCACCGTATGCAATGGAGGCTACCAAGAGACAATTCTCAAAATACACCAAGGTACTAGAGGAAATACCGGCTAAGAAAAAGATGATTTTTGAATCAGAAAAGAAAGCAGGTGGACTATTAGATGAAAGTCAAATTAGGGAATAAGATTTAACACATATTTATTAAAAACTATACGTTGATGCAAATCAAACACTCGAAATTTAAAAATACAGGGCTTCTTTTTGAACTTCTGGTAAGGCAGATCACCTCCGATACGTTGGAAGGTAGAAACTCTGTCGCTATCAATATACTCAAAAAGTATTTCGTTAATACGGAGTTGGGGAAGGAGTATAGATTATACGAGCAATTAACTGCTTACAAAAACCTCAGTGAATCTAAAGCTGAGATGATCATCAACACCTTGGTTGAAACTTCAACTAAGTTAAAAAGATCTGAGATTAGAAAACAAAAGTATAATCTAGTTAAGGAAATTAAAGATGCTTATAATGTAGATAAATTCTTCAAAGCAAAAGTAACTAATTATAAGATTTTTGCAGCATTAAATAATTTAATTGAAAATCAATCCTCAGAGGAAGTAATGCCTGAGACTGTGATTGGTAATAAAATGACACTCCTTGAGCATTTAACTAAAGTACCAGTTGTTATTCCAACAGATGCACTTTTAGAAGAATACAAAGGGTACAGTAAAGATTTAAGAGGCTTAACTTACAAGTTACTTTTAGATAAATTTAACGAAAAGTACGACCACCTTAACCCCCAGCAGAAAGAAGTATTAAGGGAAGTTATTACAGCTGTAGATAATACAGATAAATTAAAAGAATATTACAATACAAGAATTATAGAGTTTAGAGAAACTTTAAAACAGAAGATTAAAACTAACACAGACAAGGTAATGCAAATTAAACTTGTGGAAGTTTTAAAGTACGTTAAGCCTCTATCCAAGACTGATAAGGTTACTAACGATTGCATCATTGATTTACTTCAGTATTACGAGTTAGTAAACGAACTATAAAGATGACTGCTAAGGAATTTAGACAGCAGCTTAAGGAGCTTATCGAGGAAGAATCCTCCTCCGGAGCAGCAGGTGGATATATGACCCCTTACGCTTTCAACCCTAATAAGAAAGCTAGCGGAACATCCAGAAACTATTACCTTAAACAAGGATACAAATTAGTGGATAAAGCTAAGGTACGGAAAGCAGCAAAGGGAATGGTATACACAGATCTTTGGAAATAAACAACCCCTATTTATAACATATGAAAAGCCTACAAAACGAATACAATTTGATTAAAGAAGGTAAAGGTAATAAAGAGCTTTTTATCAAAGAAGCTAGAACCTTATTCCCTAATATAGTAACAAACGTACTTACATTTGATCAAGCAATACACAACCTAAATGAGAGAGGAATTATCTCTGAAGGTTTTACCGGGGAATTATCACAAAGAGCAAGCGAACCTAACTGGTTTAAAATCTTTAGTGAAAATACAGAAGCAGTTAAAGCTACTTTAAAAGACACTGATAAAGCAGTAGTTGAAAAAGAGACTGCCGGATACAACTACGAAGATAAGAAGAATAATAATAATATTTCAACCAATGAACTTTTATCAGGTTATTATGCTGAGATGAAAGATCCTAAAAATGCAGATAAGACGGAAGACGAACTTAAGAAGATCGTATTTAAGAACCTTGAAAAGGATCCAATGTATTACATCAAAGATGGAGCATTTGGCGTTAAGGGTATCGGATATACTCAGGATGCTCCTGGTTTAGGAGCTACTAAAGAAGTAACCGGGAAATACAAATCTTCAGGAATGGAACCTGTTAAATTAAATGAAGCAATGTACGGTAGTTCTGACGGAGATTATGAAGCAGATCAAGAAGCCGAGCAAATAGCTTACTATTACTATGATAAAGGTCTTGAAGCCTATAGTGAAGGAGACTTTTTAAGAGCAGAAAACTTTAGAAGAACTGCTTTAAGGCACGGAAGTTACTTAGGGTGGAATGATACTGAATTACCTCCTTATGATAAGAGTCACAGTCTAGAAGAAGCTTCAACCTCAACAGCAAATGAACTAGCATCTTATATTGGAGTTTTACAGAAGCAAATTAAAGCTGAAGATGATCCAAAGAAGTTAAAAATGCTTAAACAGGATCTTGAAGATACAAAAGAGGAACTAGCCAAAAAGAATATGACAGAAAATAAACACACTCTTTCAGAAGCTAAGAAAAGAGCAATAGACAAACACCTTGCCGAAATCGATAAATTAGGCGAAGTTGCCGCTCTTGAATACAAGATGGGTAAAGTTCAAGAAAAGATTGAAGAGCTGAAAAACAGATTAACTATGACCGAAAGTGATGACATGAAGGACATGGTTGATAAAAAAGCAATCGGTGAAATCAAGAAAGATATTGCTTACCTTGAAAAGACAAAGAAAATGTATGAAGGTAAAAAAGCTAAAGCAGCTAGAAAAGTTTCCGGTCATACAGCAAAACCCCAAGCCGCACATGAAGAAGAAGTACTTGATGAAGCTCAAGCACCTGTTTGGGAACAGGCTATGAAAAGGGTGTTAAAAAAGAGGGGCTATTAATAATGAACAAGAACTTACTTATTGAGACTATCTCATTTAATCCAAAACCCTTAAGCCTTTCTGAAGGTAAGGGTGTGAGTGGATTACCGCTTGTAGAAGGTATCTTAGCAACTGCCGAAGTAAAGAACGGTAACGGTAGGTACTACAGCAAGAAGATCTGGGATAGGGAAATCGATAAGTATATGGACTCTGTTAAGACTAATAGAGCAGTCGGAGAATTAGATCACCCGGAATCTTCTGTTATTAACCTTAAGAACGTTTGCCACAATATCAAAGACATTTGGTGGAACGGTGATCATATTATGGGTAAGATTGAAATCCTGCCAACTCCTTCTGGTAACATTTTACAAGCTTTGATCAACTCCGGTATCACCGTTGGTGTATCTTCAAGAGGGATGGGATCAGTAAAACAAATGGGAGAGACATTAGAGGTACAAGAAGATTTTGAATTACTATGTTGGGATTTTGTATCCACACCATCAAATCCAGGATCTTGGATGGCACCTTTGAATGAAAGTTTAAATACAGCAATTAAGAATAACAATAAAGCAAACGATATTATCAGAGAGATTCTATGTGCTCACGGTAATTGCCCAATAGTCTAAACTTTTTGCTAATAAAATTTTTAAGACCCTCTAAAAAAAATAGAGGGTTTTCTTTTTTTAGTAAAATAGCTCTATTTATGAATATATGTGCCGGTTCTGAATACGGTACTACAATTTTTACAGAACAATTATTACGCTCTTAACAGTAAGCGTACTTCCCAAACAAAAATTATTATTAGGAAAAAAATGACAAACAGAGATTTATTAAAAGAAGCGATTGCGGATGCAAAAGCGGTTAAGGAGGTTGCTATTACTAATGCAAAAGCTGCATTAGAGGAAGCCTTTACACCACATTTAAAATCAATGCTAGAACAAAAATTAGCAAGTATGGAAGAAGAAAACGACTACGTAGCAGAGGAATCAATGCACAACACTAAGCGACACGGCAGAAAAGAAGTTGCAGAAGTTGCTCACGACGAAGAAGACATCGACTTAGAAGAACTCTTAAGAGAACTTGAAGGCGAAGATGCAGAAGAATCTGAAGAAGATTTAGAAGATGCTGCTGACGACTTAGAGGATGCTGAAGAAGATGAAGAAGAAGATGAAGAGTTAGATTTCGACAACATGACTGCTGAAGATTTGGAATCTTTCATTGGTAAAGTGGTAGACGAAATGATTGCTGCCGGTGAACTTGAAGGAGGACACGAAGGCATGGAAGATGAAGCAGGTGCAGAAGATGAAATGATGATGGAAAGTCAAACAGTGACAGACCTTATCACTATGTTATCTGATGCGGGTATTGTAGACAATGCAAATGCAGCTAAAGCAATTATTGTTGGTTTAGGTGCTGCTGGCGTTGGAGCCGGTGCAGCATTAGCCACTGCAGTTCAAGCAATGGTGAAGAAGATGAAAGGTAAGACATCTGAAAATTTGAGAGAATCTCAAATGATGACAGACCTTATCACTATGTTATCTGATTCTGGAATTGTCGATAATGCAAATGCTGCAAAAGCAATTATTGTTGGTTTAGGAGCAGCAGGTGTAGGTGCCGGTGCAGCACTAACTACTGCAGTTCAAGCAATGGTAGCAAAAATGAAAGGTAAGACAGAGGAACAATCAATGATGCAAAACAAAAAACCAGTTAACGAGATCGTAATGACTACTGCAATCCTTGCAACTCTAGGACTTATTGGATCTATTATGGGTGGTGCTTGGGCAAAAGCATCAGCTGACGAAAAAGCTGAAATTGCTAAGAAAGCTGAGGAATTTACTAAGAGTGGTAAATCACCTGAAGAAGCAGCTAAGATGGCAGTCGCAGCTGTTAAAGGAGAAGGCGGGAAAGCTTATGGAGGTCAATATGGTGACAAAGGCAAAGCCGTTGGATCTGCAGGATCTGCTATGACAGAAGAAACTGAACTCGAAGAAGCTCTCAACGTAATCAACACACTGAGATCAGAATTACATGAAATTAATCTTCTTAATTCTAAATTACTTTACACTAACAAAATTTTTAAAGCTAAGAACTTATCAGAAGCACAAAAAGTACAGATACTTACTGCATTCGATAATGCTGAAACAGTGAAAGAAACTAAGTTAGTTTATGAAACTCTAAGCTCTAACTTGAACAAGTCAAGCAAAAAAGAGTTGGTAAAAGAAAACAGATCATTTGCATCTAAAACAATTAGTGGTACATCAAACAAACAGCCTGTGATGGAAACTAGTGCAATGGTAGAAAGGTTTCAAAAACTTGCAGGCTTAAAATAAAACAAAACACATTAAAAAAAAATGTCAAACGTACAAAATTTACTAGAATCTGCTAACCCCTGGCAGTCTTTGCAATCTGACGCTGCTCGATTGTCAAAAAAATGGGGAGCTACTGGCCTTTTAGGAGGCATCGGTAACGAAACTGAAAAAAATAACATGTCTATGATTCTTGAAAACCAAGCTAAACAGTTGGTTATCGAGCAATCTCAAACAGGAACTGGAGCATCTTTTACCGCAGGTACGGGTGAACAGTGGGCTGGTATTGCATTACCTTTGGTACGTAAAGTATTTGGTCAAATTGCTGCGAAGGAATTCGTTTCAGTTCAACCAATGAACTTACCTTCCGGTCTTGTATTCTTCTTGGATTTCCAATATGGCACTAACAAGAACCCTTTCACCTCTGGTGATTCTATGTATGGTCAATCTTCTGCTAACTTCGGTAACACCTCAAACGGTGCTTTATACGGTGCAGGTAGATTCACATACTCTACTAACCAATTCTCATCTTCTGTTGCTACTACAGGATCTGCTAACGGCGGTGTTCCTCCAGTCGTTACTGCAGGTAATGCTTTAATCACCACTGCTTCTTTTACAGAATTAAACTTTAGCTCTGAATATTCAGCTTCTGTTGCTGGTAACAGAATCTACAAAGTTACTGTTCCAACATCTTCTTTAGGTTCTGATTTTGATCCTTTAGCAGTTCGTGGCTTCCTTTATACAAGCGGTAGTTTAACAGTTGCTACTTTATTACAAGAGTTTACAGTATTGTCTGGCGGAAACATTTTGTTCTTCCATACTGGTTCTACAACTATCCCTGCATCTCAAGGTGGTCTTGGTCTTCTTGAATTTAACAAATTGACTAAAGACAATGCAAGAGGTGATTTCGAAGCTGGTGCATCTTACGCTGTTCCAAACAGTGAATCTCCATCTGAGATTGTTATCCCTCAGATCAACGTTCAAATGAGATCTGAAGCCATTGTTGCTAAAACCAAGAAATTGAAAGCACAATGGACTCCTGAATTTGCACAGGATTTGAATGCTTACCATTCATTGGATGCTGAAGCTGAATTGACTGCTGTAATGTCTGAGTATATTTCTTTAGAAATTGATCTTGAGATTTTAGACATGTTGATCTCTTCTGCTGCTGCAGGAACTGAGTACTGGTCTGCTGTTTCTAACGAATTCATCAACGCTTCTAACACTGCCTTCACTGGTTTGTCAGTTGCTGCCGGTGGATACTACAATA